GTAGTGATGATTGCCGATGAAGACGGCAACCCTCTCAATAGTTATGGATCTGCTGCTAACATCCCGATTGCTGCTGGACAATTAGCAGGTTATTCCTCTGTTGAAAAGTTTGGTAGAAATCCCAGTGTAACTACCAGTATTGAAACTATCTGGGAGCATGGTGGTATCTATCAATATCTAACGACTGCTTCTCAAATTTTTGTTTACTCTGCTTCAGCTAATGATGGTGTAGGGCAAACTGGTGCTATCAAAGTAACGGTTCAAGGTCTGGATGAGAATTACAATATTATTTCAGAAGAACTAACAATCAATGGTGTTGGATCTACTGCCACTTTCTTAAGAGTATACCGAGCATTTATTACCGAGGCTGGATCTACTGGGTATAATACAGGACATATTATCATCAGCACTCAAGCTAGTGGTGCTGGAACAGTATTAGCAGATATTGGTGGTGATGGAACTGGTGTTAATTTTATTGGTTATGGACAAACAATGTTAGCATTGTATACAGTTCCTGCTGGTAAAACTGCTTATGTGACACAATGGACTATTGGTGCTGCTGATTACAATACTTCAACATCTGCTTTCTTGAGAACTAGAGTACCTTTCAATGGATTTGTTATGACTACGAGTGATACTATGGCAGTATCAGGTGGTTTTCATGTAAAGAACTATTCTATTCCATTAAAGTTTCTTGAAAAAACTGACATTGAAGTCCAAGCATTTAATGGTGCTGGAACAATTATTAGTTCAACCTTCAATATAATTCTTGTAGATAACTAAATAATCTTGTAAACCCTCGTTGTTTATCATGAGAGATTATAAAGAATTTAAAGAACTCTGTGAAGCTAAGCGTGGTCTCTACGCAAATATCCACGCTAAACGAAAGAGAGGAGAAGCACCTGCGCGTCCTGGTAGTAAGGACTACCCCGCGAAGGATGCTTTTAAAAAGTCGGCGAGGACTGCCAAAGAAGAAGTTGAATTCACACAAGAAGGAGCAGCCTGGACAAAAAAGTCTGGTAAGTCCTCTAGCGGCGGACTTAATGAAAAAGGAAGGAAGTCTTACGAGAGAGAAAATCCTGGATCTGACCTTAAGGCACCAAGCAAGAAGGTTGGAAATCCCCGCAGGGCGTCATTTTGTGCGCGTATGAAAGGATTAAAGAAAAAGTTAACTTCTAAGAAGACTGCCAGCGATCCTGATAGCAGAATTAACAAATCACTACGTAAGTGGAATTGCTGACATACTTGTGAAAATATTGTTAAGATAACGAATAATTACCTAGTGAACCTATAATTAGTAATGAGTTTTGAGATGAAAATGCGTCTAAACGACACTGATATTTCCCGTCTGATCACTGCCTGTAAACTCTACCAGGAGAGTACAGGTAGCGAATACATGTGGGAACAATATGATGATTTGATTAATAAGCTCAATGCTTATCAAGATAACTATTCGGCAGACAATGAAAATTCTATTCGCGTTTCTAGCAACACTATTCCTAGCAGCACCAGCCTGGGCAGTTGATGTAATGATGGGTGCTGATGGCAACCTCGTTTTTCAACCAGCAGAGGTTACTATCGCTGCAGGAGAATCAGTTCACTTTGTGAACAACATGCTACCACCTCACAATGTAATTGTTGAAGATCATCCCGAACTTGATCACGAGGCACTTGCATTGCTTCCTGGTGAAGAGTTCGATGTAACCTTTGCCGAAGCAGGTGACTACACCTATTGGTGTGCTCCCCACAAAGGTGCAGGCATGATTGGTAATGTGCATGTTGAGTGATGTTTAAAAACTGGGGCAAAGACATTGATCCTCCCGAAAGAATAACAAAGGAAGAAGTGCAGGAGATGATTGATGATGCCATACGAAAGCACAATCGAAATGCTGCGATTATCTCAATGTGTGTTGGTTGGGGTGTTCTTGCACTTTTTGCTGAAGGTCTGCTTCGACTTATCGGAGTGATTCCCCCTGTATTCCCATGGATGAACATACACTTATAGAGGATTTATTTAAAAAATGAAAGTAGGAATGATCGGACTGGGTAGGATGGGCGAGGGTATGTCCCGCCGTCTTATTGCAGCAGGACACGAAGTACACGGATTTAGAAACAACTATGCAAAAGCTCAAGAACAATTTGAAAAGGGTTATATCAGTGGATGTACCACTTCTCTGGAAAGACTTGTTCAAGTAGTTCATACAAACAAAACCACTGGAGAAACCCCTGGTGTCTTCATGATGGTTGTACCAGCAGAAACCGTAGAGGATACCCTTAATGAGCTACTACAATTTTGTGTGGAAGGCGATATTATTATTGATCATGGCAATTCCAATTTTAAGGACTCTAGACGCAGGGCGGAAAGGTTGTCTAAATTGGGCATCCAATATCTTGACTGTGGTACTAGTGGTGGTGTTTACGGTTTGGAGCGTGGATATTGTCTTATGGTTGGTGGTGCAGATCATGCAGTATCCGTCTGCCGTCCTATCTTTGACGCACTCGCCCCAGGCATTAGTGCTGCCCCACGAACAAATAACAGAGACGGCTTCACTTGGTATCCAGAAGAGTTTGGATGGATGTTATGCGGCGGTCCTGGCGCTGGTCACTTTGTGAAGATGGTTCATAACGGAGTTGAGTATGGGATCATGCAAGCATACGCAGAAGGATTTAATATCCTGCATGAAGCTAATGCTGGGGCAGCTTACATTAAAGAAGGTGACGCTGAAGTCGCTCCAATGGATTGTCCTGAAGATTATTGCTATGACATTAACGTTGCTAAAGTTGCTGAGCTTTGGCGTCGTGGTAGCGTGGTTGGTTCTTGGTTACTTGACCTTACCGCTGATGTTCTACGGAGCGATAGAGAGCTTAGCAAGTTCGATGGGGGAGTATCAGACAGTGGTGAGGGTCGTTGGACTGTCCACGCTGCTGTGGATCTTGGTGTACCCGCTCCTGTTATCAGCAGTGCGTTATACGAAAGATTTGGTTCGAGAAGACTTGGAAAATTCGCAAACAAAATCCTAAATGGTATGAGAGCTATGTTTGGTGGTCATGATGTTCGATAGTCCAGAAGCACCAACAGATGAGAAGGTAGATAAATGGGGGTTTACAATTAAACCCCCTATTAGTGATGACTTACTAATGCTTAGATGTCTACGAAATGCTCCTTGTGGATCAGACAAGAAACAAGTTGAGCGTCTTTGTCGTGTTATCGAAGCAAAACTTGCATCTCCTACGGGACTTGCTAACATATTTCCACAACCACAACCAGGAATATGACACTAGCACATGTCCTACTTTTCGGAACAATACCCTTTCTATGTGCCACCGCATATTTCGGGCACAGAAAGGGTGAAAATAACTATTATGAAACTGACGCCTATAGAGGAAATGGAACAGCGCATTAGAATGAGGTATGCATTTGCCATGTCTTCCTTTGGTAGGATGTTCAGACCTGAAGGCATCGTTCTTGAAATGAGGATACTATGTGACAAGTGGTCTAAAAATACAGAAGATCTTCCCCCTGGAATGGATTTGTATCAAGTTGATCGTTACTTCCTAGAACTTTGGAAAAAAAGAAACGAACCTCAAGAAGGAAATTGAAAAATTAAGAAAGAAAAACCTTAAATTGCAATTGGAAAATATGAACTTGCGTATCAAACTTCAAGGATTATCTTGTAATGAATGGGTACATCCAAAATCCTGTTTACATAATGACGACCCTTGGAAGCACCTGTAGGAAAGTAAAATGAATCACGTTATCATATCAGGTTTACTTTTAATCTGTCTTATAGTTCTAAGTATTTCGTGGAGTTTGGAACATGCATATACAATTTGAATTTATATTCATTAGTTTATATTGCTTATTCGGATTATTTCTATTCATCCTATCAATCATATCAGAATAATGTTATTAGAATTTGCTAGGTTTTGTGGAAAGACACTAAACAATCCATGGGCGTGTGGTTTCATGGCATGGTGCTTGGTGTTTGTCCCTATCTTAGGTATGTGGGCGGTACATAAATATGGATGGGAGCACTGGGAACCTTTCCATAGGAGCCACAAATGAATCCAATCATCTTAATCGGTTGTTTTACACCTCTTATCATCATCTTAATCGTGATGAAACTTGCCGTTTGGGTTGAAGCAGTTAACGCAGAACAGGATTATGTCAAACGAGAACCTTCACGAAAACGAGGACCCTACTTGGAAAATCCATATGGAGACGTTGACGAGGAGGAAGAAGAATATGGAGATCGCACAGACTATCGATGAAGCTCTGTATCAATACTATGTTGTGGAACGAGGAGAGAAAGTTCCTAACTGGAGATACATGAAAGATGCTGATTGGTGGATTGAGTATCTCAAAAGTTTAGGAATTGATCCAAAAAATCCATGAATTTATTTTTACGCCCGTTGGAAGATGTAACCGATGTGACCTGGAGTATTATCTGGTGTCTCATCATTCTTCTATCTGGAGTTGCCTATTACTTATATACGATCATGTCGCTAGCATTTAAGGAGATGGAAGATGGATCAGGACCAGAGCACGGACGAGTGGGCTTGCACGATGACCCTGACCATCGACGAAGTGAGAGCGATGTATGACCACTTTTGTTACGCAATTGAAACATGGCCAGGTTATCCAGCACGTCCAATCGATGAACAAGTTTGGTTAGATATTATGAAAAAGCGAATGTTTGCAATGATAGTAGACTACAACTTTACAGAACTTTGAGTTTAGTTAAAAAATTGTAGCCAATTGTTAAACTATTTTCTACTACATACTCTATAATAAGTGTATCTGGATGTAACACATGATGTACGGGACTTACATTATCCTCATCTTTGTTTTAATCCTTTTTGCCGTTGGCGGGGTTGAAGCAACGATGAGGTTTTTTGCTTATGTGGATCTACAGTTACGCTATGCGTGGATTAGATTTAGAATGGAAATGATGCGTAGGAAACTACATCGTCAACTTTCTAAAGACACCGCAAACATTGAAAAGATCCTACAGGAACTCAAAAAATGAACGATAAAGAACTGTCCGACCTTAAACTTGACAGGAAAGAATGTCAGAAGTGTGGTGCTTTGTGGTTAAATGGGCAACACTACTGGTCTGGCACAGGAGTAAAAGGAAATGATCTGGATCTTGCTGGTCTGGTCTGCAATAAGCTTGGTGATGACCGTTGTATCAATCCTTGCAGAGGGCAAGAGGGCGGCGACACCTGGGCGAAGAGACTGGAAGATCTGGAACAAGGAGAAGAAGAAAAACAAGGAAAGTGGTGGGACAAATAAATACTAGTAGTGAACTAGTGTTTTGTTGTGTCATCAGATCAGATTTATCTTGGTAATCCGCTTCTAAAAAAAGCAAATGTCCAACAGGACTTTACCAAAGAGCAAATTGAAGAATATCTTAAGTGTGCCAGAGACCCAGTATACTTCACAAAAAATTATGTGAAGATTGTTTCTCTGGATGAAGGTCTTGTGCCATTTAAGATGTGGGACTTTCAGGAAGAATTAATTCAAAAGTTTCACGACAACAGATTTAACATTGCTAAACTACCGCGACAGACTGGTAAGTCTACCACCGTGGTTTCTTATCTGCTGCATTACATTCTTTTTAATGATAATGTTAACGTTGGTATTCTAGCAAACAAAGCATCTACCTCCAGAGACCTGCTGGCACGTTTAGCTACAGCATATGAAAACTTGCCTAAATGGATCCAGCAAGGTGTGGTAGTATGGAACAAAGGAAACATTGAGTTAGAAAATGGCAGTAAGATATTGGCAGCTTCTACATCTGCGAGTGCTGTCCGAGGTATGTCGTTCAACATCATCTTTCTCGACGAGTTCGCGTTCGTCCCAAATCACATTGCTGACTCGTTCTTTGCATCTGTTTATCCTACTATTACTTCTGGTCAAAGCACGAAAGTAATTATCATCTCTACCCCACAGGGTATGAACCACTTCTACAAGATGTGGGTAGATGCTGTCAATGGTAGAAATGGATATACATTCCACGAAGTTCACTGGTCTCAGGTTCCTGGTAGAGACGAAGCGTGGAAAGAACAAACAATTAAAAACACTTCCGAGAGACAGTTCACACAGGAGTTTGAGTGTGAGTTCCTTGGATCTGTTGATACATTAATATCTGCTGCTAAATTAAGAGCACTAACCTTTGTAGAACCTATTCAGAAAAATAACAAAGGATTAGATATCTACGAAAAACCACAAGAGAAATCAGAATACTTAATAACTGCTGACGTTAGTCGTGGCATCGGTGGCGACTACTCTGCTTTTATTGTTTATGACATTACAACTGTTCCATACAAAATTGCAGCAAAGTATAGGAACAATGAAATTAAACCAATGCTGTTCCCCAGTGTAATCAATGATGTTGCTAGGGCATATAATAATGCCTGGGTATTATGTGAAGTGAATGACGTTGGTGATCAAGTAGCATCTATTCTAAACTACGATCTAGAATATCCCAACGTCCTTATGTGTGCAATGCGTGGACGTGCTGGTCAGATTGTTGGACAAGGTTTTTCTGGATCTAAGACGCAGTTAGGTGTCAAGATGAGCATCACTGTCAAGAAGGTGGGATGTGCCAACCTCAAGCAAATCATTGAAGATGACAAACTCGTCTTTAATGACTATGATATTATCAACGAACTAACTACATTCATTCAGAAGAAACAATCGTTTGAAGCTGATGAAGGATTTCATGATGACCTCGTGATGTGTATGGTTATCTTTGCTTGGTTAGTCCAGCAAGAGTATTTCAAAGAAATGACGGACAATGATATTCGTCAAAGAATTTATGAGGATCAGAAAAACCAAATCGAACAGGACATGTCACCATTTGGATTTATCACTACAGGTCTAGAAGGTGATGACGGTTTTGTTAGTGACGGAACGGTTTGGTATGGAGATACTCAAGAAGAAGTAGGATATATGTGGAACTACTAATGAATATAGAAGATCAATTCAAATTAGATCACCTATTCTTAAAAGAAAGAGTTTGCCGAACTTGTCATAGATGTAAAAATCTTTTAGATGATTTTTATTTGATCAGAAAAGGTAGAGATAATTTAGCGTCTTCTTATTCATACGAATGTAAGATGTGTACTATTGAAAGAGTGGTACAAAAAAGAAAGTCTGAAATCTATGACAGATGGGAGTATCCAGACTGGTAGGCAGTTCATGCATTGTTTCCCCACTTGAAAGAGTGAAAAGAATAAATAATTTTAGATAAATTTTGAGTACAAAAGGAGAAAAACATGGCAAGTCAAGTCTCGCCTGGAGTTGTTCTTAAAGAGCGTGACATTAGTAATGCCGTTGTAGTTGGGTCTTTAGACATTACTTCTGCTATTGCAGGAAGTTTTGCGAAAGGACCAGTAGGTGAAATTGTAAACATCAACTCTCAGAAAGAACTAGTAGATACATTTGGCAAACCAACCGATGCTAACGCTTCCGACTGGTATGTTGCATCAGAATTCTTAGGATACGGTGGTCGTCTAGCAGTAGTACGTGCTACCTCTGGTCTCCTAAACGCTACTTCTGATGGCAGCGCAGTTCTAGTTGCTAACGATGATGCATGGGAAGCAGGAACAGGAACTTCCGAAGGTTGGGTTGCACGTACCGCAGGAACCTGGGGCAACTCCCTATTGGTTGCTGTAATCGACAGAGGTGCAGATCAAATCGTCACATTTGATGCACCATACGCAACACCCCCATCGAAGAACGATACCATCACCTTCGCTAGCGGCAAGACTGGCGTAGTCTACTCTGTAGACGGAAACAACATTGCCGTTGTCCTTGATACTCCTTCTTCACTAATTGCAGTTGGTGATACCGTTGCTGGCGTAGGTGCTGGTTCCGCTGACATCACTGTAACCGCAGTTAAGAACTGGTATCTAAACACCACAATCGGCAGCACTGGTGTTCAACTATCTGCTGTTGGTCCCCGTCCTGGAACTTCTGCTTTTGCTTCTGGCAGAGGCATTAACTATGACGAAGTTCACGTAGCAGTCATCGATACTGATGGCGGTATTTCTGGTTCTACAAACACTATTGTTTCCAGAGCAACATACCTCTCCAAACTTACCGATGCTACTAACTCGGAAGGAGCAGCAAACTACTTCAAGTCTGTAATCAACGAAGAAAGCGCATACGTTTTCCATGGTGCAACTGAAGCTGCTACTCTAAATGCTGCTTCTACTGGTGCAGGTGCTGCTTCAGGTCAAGCATCTTCTGCAGTAACAGGCAACCTTGCACTCTATGGTGTAACAACTGCATCACTATCATCTGGTACTGATGACTATGAATACACCACTGGAGAAATTTCTGACGCATACGATCTATTCCTAGACACGGAAGCAACCGAAGTTGATTTCGTTCTCATGGGCGGATCAATGGCATCAGAATCCGACACCAAGACTAAAGCAGCAAAAGCAATTGCAATTGCTACTTCCAGAAAAGATGCAATCGCATTTGTTTCTCCTCACGTCGGAAACCAAATTGGAACAACTGGAGCACTTGCTGCTGCAGACCAAAGAGATAACACCATCGCATTCTTCGATGGTCTAACCTCAACCTCATATGCTGTATTCGATAGCGGATACAAATACTTCTATGATCGTTTTAACGATAAGTATCGCTATCTTGCTTGCAACGGTGACGTTGCTGGTCTCTGTGTATCAACTTCAGCAACTCTCGATGACTGGTATTCACCTGCTGGTCTGAACAGAGGTTCACTAAGAAATGCAATTAAACTTGCATACAACCCCAACAAAGCAGATAGAGACGCTCTCTATACCGCAAGAATCAATCCTATTGTTTCTTTCCCTGGTTCGGGCATCACTCTATTCGGTGACAAGACCGCACTTGCATCACCTTCTGCTTTCGATCGCATCAACGTTCGTCGCCTCTTCCTCAATGTTGAGAAGAGAATTGAAGGTCTCGCTAAGGCGGTACTCTTCGACCTCAACGATGAGATCACCCGAGGTTCATTCTCTAGTGCTGCTAATGCTTACCTCAATGAGGTTCAAGCAAGAAGAGGTGTTACCGACTTCCTAGTCGTTTGTAACGAAACAAACAACACCCCTGAAGTTATTGACAGAAACGAGTTTGTTGCAGAACTATATCTAAAACCAACACGTTCAATTAACTACATCACTGTTACCTTCACCGCTACTAAGACTGGCGTTGAATTCAGTGAAGTTATTGGTGGTTGATCCATAGAAACACATAAGAGGATAATCTAAAATGGCAATTTTCACTAGTAAACTAAGCGACTTCATTGATAAGGTGGGTCAGGGCGTAAAGCCCAATATGTTTGTTGTTGACATTGAATTTCCTTCTGCAGTCGGCGCTGGCGGAACTGGTACAGGTTCCGTCGCCGCTGGCGCTGGCGGAGAAAAGGAATTAACAGATTTAATGTGTAAGTCTGCAGCACTTCCCGCATCCAACCTTGGAGTAATCGAAGTTCCTTTCCGTGGCAGAACGGTAAAGATCGCAGGTGATCGCACCTTCGATACATGGTCCCCAACATTCTTTAACGACAAAGACTTCAAAGTCCGTGCCGTTATGGAGCAGTGGATGGAAGCAATCAATGGTCATGCAGGTAACACTGCAGATCTTCTAACTCCATCTGCATCTTCTGGTTACACCAGACACCTCCTAGTTCATCAACTAGAGAAGGGCACTGAACCTACGAATTCTTCAATTCTAAGAACTTACAAACTCTGGTATGCATTCCCAACCAATGTTTCCCAGATTGATCTTGCTTATGACAGCAACGATCAGATTGAAGAGTTCTCAGTAGAATTCCAATATTCATACTGGACAACCGAAGATATCTCTTCAGCAAGAGCAGGTCTAAGCACCCGTCAGGTAAACGCCGACGTTTGATCTCGACTAAATAGTTGAACTACTATTGATTATTACTTTTAGACATGAGTCAACTATTTGGTTTTCTAATCAACAATAAGGGGGACAATAAGGGGCAATCTCCTGTCCCCCCTAATGATAATGATACCGTAGCCGCTGTAGCAGGCGGTTATTTTGGTACTTATGTTGATGTAGAAGGACAAGCTAGAAACGAATACGACCTCATCAGACGCTATAGAGATATGGCGCTGCATCCTGAGGTCGATTCTGCTATTGACGAGATTGTCAATGAGTTCATTGTTAGTGATGCAGATGATAGTCCAGTAGAAATTGAACTATCAAATCTTGATGCTGGTACAAGTTTAAAGAATAGAATTCGCACCGAGTTTGATTACATCAAACGAATGTTGAACTTCGACAATCGTGCTCATGAACTAATTCGTAATTGGTATATTGATGGTAGAGTATTTTATCATAAAGTTATCGATCTAGACAATCCCAAGAAAGGGATTACAGAACTTCGTTATATTGATCCTCTAAGATTGAAGAAGGTTAGACAAAAACTTTCTAACAAGGATGGAGACAAAGAGAAGATTAGAGGAACTGCTTTAGAATATGATTGGGGAGAGTATGTAGATTACTTTATCTACAATCCAAAAGGTTTTGGCAATGCTATGCCACTAACTTCTGGATATGATTACTCCCAAAATCAAGGTATTAGAATTGCTAAGGATGCAATCACAGAGTGTACCTCTGGATTGAAGGATCTTAATAAGAAGATGATCCTTAGTTTCTTACACAAATCAATCAAGGCTCTCAATCAATTGAGAATGATTGAAGATAGTCTTGTTATCTATAGATTATCTCGCGCACCTGAGCGCAGAATTTTCTACATCGATGTTGGTAATCTTCCCAAAGTAAAAGCGGAACAGTACCTCCGTGATGTTATGTCTCGCTATCGCAACAAGCTGGTATATGATGCTAGCACTGGAGAGATTCGCGATGACAAAAAGCATATGAGTATGCTTGAGGATTTCTGGTTACCTCGTAGAGAGGGTGGACGTGGCACTGAGATCACAACTCTACCTGGCGGACAGAACCTTGGCGAACTCAAGGATGTGGAGTATTTTAAAAAGAAACTCTATAACTCTCTCAATCTTCCTCCCTCCCGTCTCACAGACGACAATAAAGGATTCAATCTTGGTAAGACCACCGAAGTCCTCCGTGACGAACTTAAGTTTGCAAAGTTCATCGGAAGACTACGTAAGAGATTTGCATCATTATTCAACGATATTCTCAAGACCCAACTTATCCTCAAAGGAGTAATTGCTCCTGAAGATTGGGAAGATATGGTTGAGCATATTCAATATGACTTCCTCTTTGATAATCATTTCAATGAACTGAAAGAGCAAGAAATGATGCTTGCTCGCGTCAACCTCGCTACGCAAATGGATCCTTTTATCGGCAAGTATTTCTCTACAGAGTATGTACGTCGTCAGGTTCTCATGCAGACCGAAAAAGAATTCAAAGAAATTGACAAGGGTATTAAGAAAGATATTGATAATGGTCTTGCACTAAATCCAGCAGACATGAATACTCTGGATATGATGAACCAACAGAACACCGCATTTGCTCCTGAGATCAGACAAGCGGAAGCAGAAGCAAGTGCTGAGCGTGATGTTGAAGCGCAAGCAGCACAATCAAAACCTAGTTCTAATAAATAAAAATATATTTAAACGTTAATATATACTATGGAATCTGAAATTTTGGATATTGTCAATTTGATTTCTGACAAAAAACGTGCAGAAGCTCTCGACAAAATCGATGACATTCTGTATGCGAAAGCGTCAGAAACTATTGACACATACAAAAAAACAGTAGCTAATACCTACTTTGATGAACCAACCCCAGAGCAAGAAGAATGAAACTCATCACAGAAAACGTAGAAGAAATTACAGTTCTTACTGAAGAGAAGAACGGTAAGAAGCATCTTTATATTGAAGGTGTTTTCTTACAGTCTGAAATCAGGAACCGTAATGGACGTGTTTATCCTTTCTCTGTTTTAGAAAAAGAGGTAGGTAGATACAACGAAGAGTATGTGAAGTCTGGTCGTGCTCTAGGAGAACTAGGTCACCCTGATGGTCCTACTGTCAATCTTGATAGAGTTTCCCATAAAATCACAAGTCTTCGCGCTGAAGGTAATAACTTCATCGGTAAGGCTCGTATTCTAGATACTCCCATGGGAAAAATTGCATCTTCTCTTCTAGATGAAGGTGTAAAATTGGGAGTTTCTTCTCGTGGTATGGGTAGCATCGATAAACGCGAAGATGCATCTTATGTCCGCGATGATTTTATGCTTGCTACTGCTGCTGATATTGTAGCAGATCCTTCCGCACCTGATGCATTTGTTAACGGTATCATGGAAGGTAAAGAATGGGTATGGGACAACGGTCTTCTCAAAGAGAAAACTATTGCTCAATACAAGCATTCTATCGATACTGCGGCAAGAGCGCAGTTAGAAGAAAGGGCGCTAAATGCTTTCCAGCATTTCCTTTCAAATCTCTAATTTAATAAATAATCTTAGAATAGTTATCAGAAATTCAAGGGGAAACTCAAATGTCAGATATGTTAAACGAAAAGTTTGAGGAGTTTGTAACTGAATCAGGTTTAGTTGTAGAAGCTGGCGATCCTATGCCAACTGTTTCCGCATCCGTTATTCCTGGTGGTGGCACACATAATGCTTCTGGTCAATCCAAAACAGAAGTTAACTCCAGAGGGGGTAGTGCAGATCCTCAACCTTCGGTTGGAACCGAAGTTGCTCCTGCAGGTCAGTCGGTAACCGACAATGGCGGTCCACGTCCTGACGGAAACGACGAGGGCGAGGAGAACCCTGGTGCTAAAGCATCTGCTCCTGTTTCTCAGGTTTCTGGTGATCCACAACAGCGTGGCACTGGTAAGGACGAACCTTCAGGTTCTGCTCCTAAGTTCGGCGCTGAAATTGCATACGGAACCAAGGAAGGTTCCGATGTTGGTTACCCCATCAAGCCTTCATTTGAAGAACTTGATATGTCCGCAGACGTTGCTGCTCTAACAGAAGGTACACAACTTTCTGAAGAGTTCAAAGAAAAAGCAACTACAATTTTTGAGGCTGCTGTTAAGTCCAAACTATCTGAAGAGTGGAAGAAACTCGAAGAGCAGTTTGCAACTACAGTTTCTGAGAAAGTCGAAGCAACTAAGAAAGAACTTTCTGAGGAAGTAAACGGCACCATCAATTACGCGATCCAGAAGTGGTTGGAAGAAAACCAAGTTTCTGTTGATCGTGGTATCAGAAATGAGATCACCGAAGACTTCATTGTTGGTCTCAAGAACCTCTTTGAGGAGCACTACATTAATGTCCCCGATGACAAGATTGATGTCGTCGAAGGAATGGCAGAAGATATTCGTGAAATGGAACAGCGTCTCGACGAACAGGTCAAGCGCAATGTGGAACTTCATAATCGTCTAAATGAATCAACCAAGCAAATCGTTCTGAATACTGTTTCGGAAGGATTGGTTGAGACCCATAAGGAAAAACTTGCTTCTTTAGCAGAAGGAATTGAATTCACTTCCGAGGAAGAGTATTCTAAGAAACTCAACACTATCAAAGAATCTTACTTCAAAGAAGGTGTTGCTAAGACTGTAGGAGAAGTAGACGAAACGCCAGTAGAGAACACCGAAGTATCAGCTTCTATGGCTGCATACCTCCAGGCGATCAATCGCTGGCAATCCTGATACCTAAATAATTCATACACTTTTCACCCAAAACAAATTCGGAGATAAAAATGTTTAACGCAGAACATCTCCAGGAAAAGTGGTCACCTGTTCTTGGTCACGAAGGCGCTTCGCCTATCGGAGACCGTTATAAGAAGGCTGTTACCGCTGTTCTCCTGGAAAATCAAGAACGCTTCCTGCGCGAAGAGCGCGGTATGCTCAGCGAGGTTGCTGTTAACTCACTAGGCGCTTCTACTGTATCCCCTGGTGGATCCGCACTCGGTAATTCTAACACCGCTGGTCTTGCTGGTTTCGACCCCGTTCTAATCAGCCTAGTCCGTCGTGCAATGCCTAACCTCATGGCATACGACATCTGTGGTGTTCAACCAATGTCTGGTCCCACTGGACTAATCTTCGCAATGCGTTCACGCTACGAGAACCAAGCAGGCGAAGAGGCACTCTTCAACGAGCCTGATGCAGGTTTCTCTGCTGCTGGCGACGCATCTGCTGGTGCATACACTCCTAGAACTGGCGCTGGTGTTGGTGGCGATGCAGAAGGTAACAACCCTTCTCTCCTCAACGACGCTTCTCCTGGCACCTACGAGGTTCCCAAGGGCATGTCCCGTGAGCTCCTAGAGACCATGGGCGAGAGCAACAACCTCTTCCGCGAGATGTCATTCAGCATTGAGAAGACTTCTGTGACTGCAAAGTCCAGAGCACTCAAAGCAGAATACACCCTAGAACTAGCACAAGACCTCAAGGCGATCCATGGTCTTGATGCTGAGCAAGAACTCGCTAACATCCTTTCTAGCGAGATCCTTGCTGAAATCAACCGTGAAGTCGTTCGTCGCGTTTACAGCGTCGCTAAGAAGGGCGCTCAGAACAACGTTGCTAACGCTGGTATCTTTGACCTCGACGTTGATTCCAACGGTCGTTGGTCAGTTGAGAAGTTCAAGGGTCTACTCTTCCAAATCGAGCGCGATGCAAACGCAATCGCACAAGAAACTCGTAGAGGAAAGGGCAACTTCCTCATCTGCTCTGCAGACGTTGCAAGTGCTCTAGCAATGGCAGGCGTACTTGACTACTCCTCGGGTCTTAACGGTGCTGGTGGTCCTTCCATCGGTCAGGTTGATGACACTGGTAACCTCGCAGTTGGTACTATCAACGGTCGCATCAAGGTCTACGTAGATCCTTATTCAGCAAACCTCAGCGACAAGCACTACTATGTCGTTGGTTATAAGGGCACCTCTCCTTATGACGCAGGTCTCTTCTACTGCCCCTACGTTCCCCTCCAGATGGTTCGTTCGATCGATCCTAACACCTTCCAGCCTAAGATTGGCTTCAAGACCCGTTACGGCATGGTATCGAACCCATTCGTTACCACTAATGGTACATACAACGGTACTCCTGATGGCGAAACGCTTTCTGCGAATGCTAACATGTACTACAGAAGAACACAGGTTATCAACCTTATGTGATCTAAGTTACGATACTCTAACAGGGGGGACCTTCGGGTCCCCCTTTTTTTATAGATATTAGTATAATGAGATATACAATAATTTTACTACTAATACTATTGTTGTATGTGACAACTTTGTGCCCAAAATGTTGGGATGGTACTTTATGGTAAACGATATGTCGAGAGCACGTATGAGTAAGGTTGACATGCTCGCAAGAGCGTATAAACTAAAGAACGAACTCTATGATGGCACTTATCACGATAAATCTGCAGAGTGGCATGACGGAGCACACAATGCCCTTAACAGGGTCCTTGATATTTTGAATGAGTATTCTTCATGAAAGACTTAGACTTCATCGACGATCTGATGGAAACCGACGAATTAAAGAAACTTCATGAGAGATGTGCTAGAATGAAAGCGGATCTTCTCTTTGAAGAACCATGCCCAATTTATGAAGCAGATAAACATGACTGGGAAAACTTCTGGCACAACTATGACGAGTGACTGGCGACTTAGCGACAAGAGGTTTGAACAACGAAAACTTCTTCTTTCAGGACTAATTGCAGAAGGACTTGTACTCTATCCAAGAGTATATGAATTCTGTGATTTTGCTATCAGTCAAGGTTACGGAGAGACATACGAAGTTCTTGCCAACACTGATAGAAACATGTCAGATGAATGGTTGCGACGCAGGTATGAAGAATGGGAGGTTCATATCTTCTCCTAAATAGTATATGCTTGGGAAGCTGATATGGCTGCTGATTGGTATAATAAACAACCAAAGAACAGAAACTTTCTTTCACCTGCTGGGTTTAAGTTAAACCTAGAAAAGTTTGAAGGTACTGATTTCTTTTGCCAGAAAGTAAATCTTCCTGATATTTCTGTACCATTTACAGAGGTCCCCACAAGGTTTAGATCATTTCCAGTTATTGCTGGAGGTGGCGTAACCTTTGGGGATCTTTCTGTGTCATTTATTATTGACGAAGACCTTAAGAACTACCATTCTATTCATGAATGGATTAGAACTAACGGTGCGTCAGAAGGACACATGACCACAGAAAAGATCGACTATACTAATGGACAACTTCATATCTTGACATCCAATTACAACAATCAATTTATTATTGATTTTCAAAATCTATTTCCAGTATCACTGACAGATATTTCTTTTGATGCTGGTATTACCGATTTAGAATACTTCACTGCCCAGGTAGTATTTAAATTTACTGGGTACACTTTCAAGGACAAAGACTTTAATGATTTATGAAATTTGATCAGATTTTGAAATTATTTGAAAAAATTAAAGAGGAATGGGCAGAAGATACAAAGGTTGATTTTCAATTCAAGAACAAAGAGTATACGGAAGATCTAGCGCGTCTCTCATTAGAGATACCTTTCCAACATAATAAATACTTAAACCACTACACAGATCTTAGTGCAGTAAAGACTTCTCTAGAATTTGAAATCCGCAAACTAGTCAGACAAAAAAGAGAATATTATAGTGGCGAAGCAGACGCCAAAATATATGCGGAGAAACCATTCGGTGCTTCTATTAAAACCGCCGAAAAAATGAAAACGTATTTAGAAGCAGACGAAGATATTATCAACATCGAAGCAAAGATAAAACTAATTGATCAGATCTTATATTTTCTTGATCAAGTTCTTAGGATGATATCACAGAGAAACTACCACGTTAAGAATGCTATTGAGTGGGAGAAATTTATTAATGGTGATTAAGAATGACCTCCTCCCTTACTGTCAAAAAGAAGAATGAAGTCTATTTGACTATCCAGTCCGAACCTCATGTTCATCGTGAGCTTTCGGACTATTTTACTTTTGAGGTCCCAGAAGCAAAGTTCCTGAAAAGAAATCCTAGGTATAGATACTGGGATGGAACCATTCGTCTGTACTCACCTGCAACTGGAGAAATTTACGGCGGACTTCTTCCTCATTTACAAGAGTGGGCGGATGAAAGAAAGTATCGTATTTGCTATGAGGAGAATGACTGGTATGGTTCTGTAGTAGAGCAGAACGAACTAGTGTCTCCTGGTGGTGTAAAAGTCTACATGGATAAGATCTGCAAGTACACGCCCAGAGACTATCAATACGCCACTGTATACAAAGCATTAAAATATAATAAAGGATTGTTTCTCTCACCTACAGGGTCGGGAAAATCTTTAATGATCTACAGCATTGTGAGATATTATGTTGCTACAGGTAAAAAGATTCTATTAGTAGTTCCTACTACTTCATTAGTAGAACAAATGATTAAAGATTTCAAAGACTATGGATGGAATGCCGACGAGTTTTGTCACACCATTTATTCAGGCAAAGATAAGAATACTGATAAACCAGTTGTCATATCTACCTGGCAATCAATCTATAAATTTCCCAAAAGATACTTCGATGACATTGACTGTGTTATCGGTGATGAAGCACACCTATTTAAGTCGAAAAGTCTGACAGGTATTATGACTAAACTACATAATGCCAAGTATCGTTTTGGTTTTACTGGAACACTTGACGGAAGTAAGACGCATAAGTGGGTGTTGGAAGGATTGTTTGGTGCATGTGAAAAAGTAACCAAGACTGATGATCTAATTAAACAAGGTTATCTTTCTAACTTCAGAATTAAAATTCTTTTGTGTCACCATGAGTACCGTCATTTTGAAGACTTCCATGAGGAGATGGAGTACATTATAACACATCAGAAGAGAAATAATCTAATCAAAAACTTAGTATCTGATATTGAAGGTAATACACTTGTGCTGTTCAATTATGTGGAGAAGCATGGTGAACCTTTATATGAGTTGATAAATAATTCTGTCGGTGATACCCGCAAAGTATTTTTTGTACATGGTGCAACCGATGTGGATGATAGAGAAAAAGTTAGAGCAATTACTGAAAAAGAAAACAATGCTGTGATCATTGCTTCTTACGGAACATTCTCTACAGGCATTAACATTAAAAAGTTACACAACATTATTTTTGCTTCCCCTAGTAAATCAAGGGTACGTAATCTCCAAAGTATTGGACGTGTCCTCAGGAAAGGAGAAGGAAAAGATCTAGCAACACTGTATGACATTGCTGATAACATTTCAAATAAGTATAGACAAAACTATACCTACAATCATTTGCTAGAAAGAATTAAAATTTATAATGAAGAAAATTTCAGACATGAATTAATTTCAATCAGATTGTAAATATGGAAGAAGAATTTTACTCTACAGTGAAACTATCTTCTGGAGAAGAATTAATATCTAAAATTTGTTTTCTACCAGAAGAAGATTCATTGCTACTAGACAAACCTTTGTTAGTAGAAAAAATTAAACACAAAAAGAATGGCATGGAGGTAGGTGGTTTTACTCTCCATGAATGGATTAAATCTAGTTATGATACGATGTTCGTCATTAAGATGGAACAAGTAATCACTCTCACAGAACTAGACAAGAAAGTAAAAAGATTTTACTTAAAGTTTCTTGATGAAGATTACAAAGATAGCAATCAAATGAAACCCCAAAAGATGTCGAAGCGCATGGGGTATCTAGGATCAGTCAAAGAAACTAAGAACTTCTTAGAAAATATCTATAAAAGAAGCTAAAAGCTACTATTTCTTTTGAACCCTTACAGAGTTATTGTACTGAGTTTCTGAGGTTCTGTCAAGCTTGACAGATCATTATTGTTGAGATATACTGATATGAGGTAAAACAAATGTATGAATGTCAAAAGCAAAAAGCAAAGAGTATTACGTCAATAACAAAGAATTTCTAGAAGCAATCACTGTTTATCGAAAGAAGGTTATTGCGTCTAAAGAAAATGGAACAGCAAAACCGAGAGTTCCCAACTATATTGGTGAATGCTTTCTGAAGATTGCTACGCATCTATCATACAAACCAAATTTTGTCAACTACATGTTCCGTGAGGACATGATCTGTGATGGCATTGAGAACTGCCTACAGTATATTGACAACTTCGATCCAGAGAAGAGTTCCAATCCTTTTGCATACTTCACTCAAATCATTTATTATGCTTTCCTGAGACGTATCCAGAAAGAGAAGAAGCAACTAGAGATTAAAGGTAAGATCCTAGAGAAGTCTGGTTACCAAGAGATCATGCACACTGATACATACGATGGTGACATGGCAGGAATGAATGCTTCGTATTCTGATATGGGTAGTATTAAAGAAAATATTGAAACAAGGATGAACCGATGAAAAAACTAATTCGTAAAATGAAACAAAATGTTTCTGCTCAGCGAATGACATTTCTTTCTGTCGCTGCTGTGGTAGCATTGGGGAACACACTTACTGGATGGACATCAGTTTCATTTGTCCTTTGGATCCCTCCCATTGCACTTACTCTAGCAGCAATCACAGGAGTATGTCCCTTCCTTATTGTGTGGCAAAAACTAGGATTTAAAGAATGACTGATACTGAAACCAAACAAAAAGCAAAACTCTCCAATTCTTTTGGAGGAACTGTTGAGAAAAACATTCCCGAAGATGTTGAGTGGATTGATGATACTTTCTACATCAAGAAAACTAGATTTGGTACGCACACCAGTATTCTGAGAGAACCTCTAGGACAACACTTCATCACTGGTCTTGAATATGATACTGTACTACAAGTTACACGGTGGCATCTAAAAGCCTTACAAGATGGCAATCTTGACGAGTATACTCGTGTTATTAATGACGGAGTTGTTGGGGGTAAACTATGAAGATTGCTTTAATCACAGACCAGCATCTTGATGGACGCAAAGGTAATCTTGCATTCTGGAATTATTTTCAGAAGTTCTATGACGAGATCTTTTTTCCCACTCTTGAGAAAGAAGGTATTACAACTGTCATCGATCTTGGTGATACGTTTGATAATCGAAAGTCAATGGACTTCAATACTTTCCACCGTGTCAGGGACAACTACTTTGAGCGTTTGAAAGATTACAAAGTTCACATGATCCTTGGCAATCACTGCACGTATTACAAGAACACTAATCGCGTCAATTCTCCAGAACTTCTGCTAGAGCAGTATGACAACATCACCATCTACTCCACCCCAAAACACGTCAAACTCGGAAGCAAAAAATTCCTCATGTTGCCTTGGATCAACAAGGAGAATCATGATGATGTCATGGAGCTACTTGAAACGAGTGAAGCAGAAATTTGCTGCGGTCATCTTGAACTCACGGGATTTGAGGTGACACCTGGCATGAAGATGGATCACGGTATGGATCCTAAACTATTCCATCGTTTCCAACGTGTGTGGTCTGGACATTACCATCACAAATCAAAGAAAGGTAATGTTCAGTATCTTGGCAACCCCTATCAGATGTACTGGAATGATTACAAAGACGTTCGCGGATTCCATATCTACGATACTGAAAGTGATAAGCTTAAGCATATCGCAAACCCGTTTGAAATCTTCGACAAGATCTTTTATGACGACACCAGTGTGGACTACAACAAACAAGATGTGTCTGGTTATAAGGACAAGTTTATCAAAGTCGTCGTCAACGAAAAGCGAGACTACCAAATGTTTGAAACATTGGTTGATCGTCTTTACAACGTAGGCGTCCACGATGTCAAGATTGTAGAGACACTTGTCGATGAAGACAGCAAAACCGACATTGAAATCTCCGCAAAAGATACATTGACATTGCTCAATGAGTATATTGATGAGGTAGAGATGTCCGTAGACAAATCAGATCTGAAAAGTTTGATGAGAACTCTATATATTGAAAGTTGCGAAGTAGTATGACATGTATATCCTCACTTTAGAAGAAATGTCAGATGGCGTGTTTTCCATCCTAAATGATGATGGAGAGCAGATTATTCCTATCTTTGAGAGTGAGGATGACATTTCTCGATATCACCTTTTACTACAAGAGGATACAGGTTACATCCCACTATCTGAGCATGAAGTTGAAGAAGAAGTTATAATCACTGCATGTGAAGTTAGAAACCAAAAATATGCTATAATATCTAAAGATGATTTCATTGTTCCCCCTACAAGTTTGGCATGATTATTTTTCAAAAAGTTCGCTGGAAGAATTTTCTCTCAACGGGCAATGTATTCACTGAACTTGATTTGCGTAAAAGCAAAACCAATCTAATCGTTGGAACTAACGGCGCAGGTAAGAGTACCATCTTAGATGCTCTTACTTTTTCTTTGTTTGGAAAACCGTTTCGTAAGATCAACAAACCTATGCTAGTTAATAGCATTAATGAAAAGGATTGTGTGACTGAGATTGAGTTTTCCATTGGGAAGCAAGAGTATAAGGTTGTCCGTGGTATCAAACCAAACAAGTTTGAGATCTATTGCAACGGTCAACTGTGGAACCAAGAAAGTTCTCTAGTAGAACAGCAGAAGAACTTTGAGCAGAACGTGCTCAAGATGAACTACAAATCCTTCACACAGATTGTAGTTCTTGGTTCTTCTACTTTTGTTCCTTTTATGCGTCTGCCACTCGCGCAGCGTCGTGAAATCATTGAGGATATCCTTGACATTCAAGTGTTCTCGACGATGAATGTTCTCCTCAAAGATAAAGTTCGTGAGAACAATGAAGAGATTAAAACTCTTGATTACGAACTCCATCTTCTTGAGGAGAAGATTGATCTCCAGAAAAAATACATGATGGAACTGGAGAAGAAAAACAAAGAAGAGATTGCTCGTAAAGAAAGCAAAATCACCGAACTTCTTCAGGAAGAAAATAAACAACATCAATCTATCGAGAAGTTGTCTGCTGAGGTTCAGAAAAATTCTGAAGATATGCAGACATATCAAACTTCTAATGATAAATTGAAGAAGTTGTCAACGTTCTTGGTCAAGGTTCAAAGTAAACTTCAGACGTGTCAAAAAGAACATGAGTTCTTTGAACATAATCATGTGTGTCCTACATGCACACAAGATCTATCTGATGAATTCCGTGATGATAAATTGGTTACTGGAAAACAAAAGGTAGATGAAATGCTTGTAGGATACAATGATATCCTTGCTGCTATTGGAGATGAAGAAAAGAAGTTTGCAAAGTTTACTGAACTTTCAAACACTGTCATGTCTCTCAATAACTCTATCAGTCAAGCAAACTTTCAGATCACCACTATCAAGAATACTATTTCTGAAGTGGAGGCAGAGATCAAAGAACTTGAAGGTAGTAATCCAGACAAGAAAGCAGAGTTTGTAAAACTGCAAGGACTAGTTACTACCAAGAAGGAGCATAACGCAGAGATTGCGAACTGTAAAAAAGATCGTGATGTTCTTACTACTGCTTCTCAACTCCTCAAGGACAACGGGATCAAGACCAGGATTATCAAGACTTACTTGCCTGCGATGAACCAGCTGATCAATCAGTATCTCCAGAGTATGGATTTTTATGTCAACTTTACTCTAGATGAGAACTTTGAGGAGGTTATTAAATCTAGATACCGTGATGTGTTTTCCTATGATAGTTTCAGTGAAGGAGAGAAATCTCGTATTGACATCGCTTTGTTGCTTACTTGGCGTAGTATTGCTAAACTTAAGAATAGCGTGGATACTAACCTCCTCATTCTAGACGAGATCTTTGATGGATCTCTTGATCAACAAGGCGGTATGGACCTTAGTTGGATCCTACGAAACTTCGATGAGAACTCTAATGTATACGTCATCTCACACAAAGAACAAATGGATGGTAAATACGGCAGAACTATCAACGCAGTCAAAGAAAAAAATTATAGTTACCTCACTGAGACAGTTGAGGAACTGGACTAGGGGGACCTTCGGGTCCTCTTTTTTTGTATATACTAATGGCATCAACAGGAGACGCCATGATCAGTCAAGAAATCAAAGGTCAACTTGCCAAACTGCTCGCAACAGAAAATCTGATCGTAGAGCACAAGCGTGTGTCCACTGCTTCATTTGATGTGAACAAGCGGGTCCTTGTCCTTCCTGTTTGGGATCGTGCTAAACCTGTAGTCTATGACCTCCTGGTCGGTCATGAAGTCGGACATGCATTGTATACACCTAACGAAGACTGGACCAAGCGCACAAAAGCACCTAAGGACTATATCAATGTGGTAGAGGATGCTCGTATCGAAAAGATGATGAAGCGTAAGTATCCTGGTCTTGCCAAGACTTTCTACAAAGGATATCAAGTTCTCCATGACGAAGATTTCTTCTCTGTCAAAGATGTAGATTTTGAAGAAGTAAAATTTATTGATCGTATTAACTTGCACTTCAAGGTTGGTGCATATGATCGTATTCCTTTTGCTCCAGAGGAGCAAGAATATGTTGACATGATTGACAAGATCGAGACCTTTGATGATGTTGTAAAGGTCTGTAATCTTATTTGGGATTTTATCAAAGAAGATCCTAAAGAGATGGAAACTGAAACAAACTCTGTCTCACAATCTGGGCAGCAATCTACTTCTCCCGAAGGATCTGCTGGTGGTGAAATGACCCACGAAGATATGCTAGAAGAAGCAGAACGTCGCGAAGATGAAAACGAAAGTAGCGGTGCCGAAAAATCTGAGGGGCAATCTGATAAACCTTCTGGTGGGGATATTGGTAGTTCTGACACACAGTCATCTTTTGATGAAGCAATGGAAGAACTTACAGACATCCATCGTTACGGTCGTGACATGGTTTATCTGGAGATCCCCAATGTCTACGAAGAAAACATCATTGTAGAAACTGAAGACATTCATAATTACATTGAAGGTTTTTGGCAAGATAAGGAAACTTATGAAGATGCTTTCTCGTTTCCAGATGACATGTATACTAAATTTAAGAAGGAAGCGCAGAAGGAGGTAAACTACCTTGTTAAAGAGTTTGAGTGCCGTAAGTCTGCTGACGCTTACGCTCGTGCTGGTCAATCTAAAACTGGTGTGCTTGATACTACTAAGCTTCATACTTATAAGTTCAATGATGACATCTTCAAGAAAGTAACTGTGCTTCCTGATGGTAAGAACCACGGTATGATCTTTGTCCTTGACTGGTCTGGTTCTATGGGCAATGTTATGACTGATACCATCAAGCAACTTTACAACTTGATGTGGTTCTGTCGCAAAGTTCAGATCCCATTTGAGGTGTATGCTTTTACATATTCTTGGACCAATCGTCTTATCGATCCCCAGTGGGACGAAGATGAGAATATCAAGTACGATCGTGAAAGCAACATGTTTAACATTCACGATAACTTCCACCTCTTCAAGTTCTTCAGTTCCGATACAAACAACAAAACGTTTGAGCAACAGTGTAAGAACATTTGGCGTATTACTACAGCGTTATCCTATTACGTTGCTTCTTATCAAGTTCCTCCTGGTCTTGATCTGAGTGGCACTCCTCTTAACGAAACTATTATTTGCCTGAAGAAGATCATTCCAAATTTCATCAAAAAGTTCTCTATCCAGAAGGCAAACGTTTGTATCCTCACCGATGGTGAAAGCAACAGCATCTATCATGATGTGGAGATCAACCGTAATGGTCATCATTACATTGGAAAGAATGTTGTTGATCAGGGAAAGTGTCTGCGTGATCGTAAACTTGGTCGCGTGTACAAAGAGTTTGAGAATGATTTTGAAACTTGGGTCACCAATGTTCTCATTCAAAACCTCAAGGATAATTTCCCTAATGTCAATCTGATTGGTTTCCGTATCTGTACTACTGGGGAGTTTACTCGTCTCCATCGTTGTATTCACAACACCGTGTGGAATGATGATGCTCACCTGAAAGTATGGAGAAAGCAAAAGTCTTGGACATTCCAATACTCTGGATGGGATGCTTTCTATGCAATTTCTACTACTGGTCTGTCTTCAGATCAAAACAATTTGGATGTTGCTGAAGATGCAACCAAAGCGCAGATCACTAAAGCATTCAAGACTATGCTTAAATCTAAGACCGTGAACAAGAAAATTTTGAATTCATTTGCAACGCTGGTGTCTTGACATTTGCGGGTGCATCTCATATAATTAATTCTGTAAATTGACATGAACTCATGCTTCATTCTCTAATCGACAAAGAAGACTGGTATGGAGTGATGGATCTCTATGCCGAGTGGGCACCAAATAACAAGAAAAAGTGCCACACTGGTTTTGCAAAAACTAAAATGCCTCTAGAACAATTTACCAGTCCTTGGGGTATTATCAATTTCCTCAAAGAATCTGGTGTCAACCAGGATCTTGCGGAACATACTCGCCTTCGTATCTCCACTATTCTCTCTAAAGATCCTGCATCTGCAGAGAAAAAAGCAAAAGTTTTTTCAAAACTTTTTCAAAACCTCATTGAAACTAAGAAAAATAACCTGAAGAAAAGGGAGGCTAAGCATAAAGTAGAAGCCGCCAAGAAGCAACGTAATGCTGAAAAGGCATTGCAGCAGTTTTTCCAAAACGATCTGCCTCTTCAAGACGTTCTTCTTACTGAGGAACCTGTAGTTTCTGAACCAACCACGGAAATGTCTGATAGCACAGGCAAGATCATGGTTGAACTCCTGAAAGCAGGGGCGAAGGAAATCAAGTCTCCCGATGGGTGGGTGGTCCAATCCTGAACCTGTCCACTAACCGCTTTCTTGAACACCATCCTTGTTATACTTACAACGTACTCAAGAAAACGCCATGACTATCAAATCCAATTTTGAAGTTTCCGATCTCCGTGACAAGTATGGTAATGATGTGACTGCAGCAAACCTGCGTGAGTTTGCATCCGAAGTTGGTCTTTCTTATCCTACGGTCGTCAAGCGTCTCGATCAGTATAAAATTTCTCGTGGTCTGTGGCGTTTGACTATTGAAGAAGCTCGCGAACAACTTGAGGAACAGATTGCTCCCGCTCGGGAAAAAATCAATCTTGTTCCTGTTCATGATGACAATTATGTCCCGTTCGGTAACTTTTCTGATGTTAAGAAGATCATCAAGTCCAAGATCTTCTATCCTACTTTCATTACTGGCATGTCTGGTAATGGCAAAACTTGTTCTGTAGAGCAGGCATGTTCTCAACTGGGTCGTGAATTGATCCGTGTAAACATTACAATTGAAACTGATGAAGATGACCTCATCGGTGGTTTCCGCCTTGTGGATGGGAACACTGTTTGGCATAATGGTCCCGTTATTGATGCACTTCAGCGGGGTGCAATCCTTCTACTTGATGAAGTTGATCTTGCCTCAAACAAGATCCTCTGTCTCCAGTCTGTACTAGAGGGTAAGGGCGTCTTCCTGAAGAAGATTGGCAAGTATGTCCAACCTGCTCCTGGTTTCAATGTGATTGCTACTGCCAACACCAAAGGTAAGGGTTCTGATGACGGTCGCTTCATCGGCACCAACGTTCTCAACGAAGCATTCCTTGAGCGTTTCGCCTTGACCTTTGAGCAGGAGTATCCTACCCCTGCTGTTGAGAGCAAGATCTTGAAGAAGGTTGGTACTGATGATGATTTTGCTGAGAACCTTGCCAACTGGGCAGATATCATCCGTAAAACTTTCAAAGATGGTGGTATCGATGAGGTGATCTCTACCCGTCGTCTGGTCCACATCATGCGAGCATTCTCTATCTGGGGTGATCGTATGAAGGCAATCAAAGTTTGTGTGAACCGTTTCGATGATGAGACTAAGCAGTCCTTCATCGAATTGTATGATAAAATTGATGCTGACGTTAACACTGAGGAAGAAGATGCCGCAAACTAGGACTGATAAGTTCCACGGTTATGTCAACCATCTTGCCATGCTTGACACTGGCAAGACTGTTAAGATCTTAGGTGGCGAGGGTCTAAAGTTGTTTGTCAAAGATCTTGACGGCAACGTACAAGAATGCTACCATAATAATATTCGCCATATTTGGGGTAAATGACTTTTAAATATAATGAAGATGAACTCCTGCGGGAGTTACGTGATTACATTTCTGGAACCTACAATCAACATTACTCTGCTGGTAATGACGCTATCCAAACGTTAGATTTGATTGAAGCATGTGGTGACGCTGAGGCATTCTGCCGAAGCAATATCCTCAAGTATGCTTCTCGCTATGATAAGAAGGGAACTGCTCGACGGGACATTATCAAGATCCTGCACTACGGTTTGCTCCTCCTACACTTTTCTGACAAAACTAACGAAACTGAAACCTATCCTCAATGAGTAAAGTTACCCTATCAAACCAAACTCTCAACGTACTTAAAAACTATTCTACGATCAATAGTTCAATTCTCATTCGAGAAGGTAATCAACTGAAGACTATCAGCGTCGGTGAAAACTCTATTGCACAATACACTTGTGAAGAAACTTTTCCACAGACGTTTGGTATCTACGATCTAAACCAGTTTCTTTCTGGTCTTACTCTTTTCAACGATCCAGTTCTGGAGTTTGCTGGTGACGAGTATGTGACTATTCGCAGTAAAGGGCAGAGTGCTAAGTATTACTTCTCCAATCCAGAGATTACACTTAAGTCTGCTCCTGACCGCAATGTCAACTTCCCCGAAACTGACATTGAATTTGATCTTTCGATGGAGCAGATCTCTGGACTTCACAAAGCGTCTAGCGTTTACAGTATTCCTGATCTTTCTTTCATGTCTACTAGTAGCGGGGTTAGCCTGAGTGTCTGTGACCGAGAGAATGAAACTGGCAACGTCTTCTCTGTTGATGTTCCAGGAACTTCTACTGGAGAGTATGAGCTTTTCATGAAGATGGAAAACGTTCGTCTCCTTCCTGGTGACTACAAAGTAAAAGTTTCCAGCAAACTTATTACTGAGTGGAAGCACAAATCCCTAGACCTTACTTATTACGTTGCCTTAGAACCTTGAAACATATTCTCTTTACCTTAAAGGGTTGCACGAAAGATCTTCTAAATGACGAAGAGTTCGTTAGGGATATTGTTTACACTGCATCCAGGAAGTGCAAATCAACTTTGCTTGCTTTGCACTCTCATAAGTTTGATCCTCAGGGTGTAACCTGTGTCGCCATGCTTGCTGAAAGTCATATCAGCATTCATACGTGGCCAGAGAAAGGAATGGCGGTGTGTGATATTTTCACATGCGGTGAGCATACTAAACCCAAAAAGGGTGTAGAGTATATGCAAATGATGTTCAATGCCACGGATATCATATCTAAATCATTTACCAGACCACTTGAATGAGCAAAGAGTTTCTTTGGGTTGAGAAGTATCGACCCAGTAAAGTTGAAGACTGTATTCTTCCTGAGAGCACCAAAGAGGTGTTCCAGGGTTTTGTCAACCAGGGAGAAATCCCTAACCTGCTACTCGCTGGAACTGCAGGTGTTGGCAAGACTACGGTTGCTAAAGCATTGTGTGATGAGATCGGTGCTTCCTATATCGTGATCAATGGATCCGATGAGGGACGCTTTCTAGATACCGTGAGGAACCGTGTGAGGCAGTTTGCTACAACGGTCTCCTTGACCTCTGGAGCGTCCCACAAGGTCGTTATCATCGATGAGGCAGACAACACCACTAACGACGTGCAACTGTCTCTCAGGACCGCTGTGGAGGAGTTCCATGGTAACTGTCGTTTCATCTTCACCTGCAACTTCCCTAACAAGATCATTGAACCGCTGCACTCACGCTGCACGGTAATTGACTTTAGGGTCAAGAATGGTAGCAAGATGGAACTGCAGGGAGCATTCTTCATGCGTCTCAAACAGATCTTGAAGGAGAACAAAGTTGAGCATGATGATAAAGTTCTGGTAAAACTTATCCAACGTTTTTATCCAGACTGGCGTCGTCTGATCAATGAGTGTCAGCGATATGCTTCTACTGGAAAAATCGATGCAGCTATCCTTTCTGAGATTGCTGACGTAAGCATCGAACAACTTATGTACTCTTTGAAGAACAGAGAGTTTACTAACGTGAAGAAATGGGTAGTCAATAATATTGATGGAGACCCAAATATTATCTTCCGAAAGATCTATGATGGTCTCTACGAAACTATCAAAACATCTTCTATTCCAGAAGCAGTATTGATCTTGGCGAAGTATCAGTATCAAATTGCTTTTGTTGCTGACCAGGAGATCAACATGCTTGCATGTCTAACTGAAATTATGATGGGATGTGAATTCAAATGAATGTACCTACGCAAGAAGAACTGATCCACCTGAAGATCCAAGCAGCACTGCGAGAGCATATGTTTGATGATACTGAGATGAAGTATCTTGGTGAACGTGCTGGACATCACTGGTATCTGGTAGCAGGAGAACATAAAGTTCCTGCATGTGATATTGAAGAATTTGAAAGAGTTGATGATGAAAGTTAAAACTACACCAGAGAATGTAGGAGAAGCAAACGAAGCGTTGTTTCGTGCTACAATGAACTTACCTGCTGCTGCCGCTCACTGTGGCATGACGCAGAAAGAAATGAAGTTAACCTTTTGGGAATACCTTAAATATCATGCCCCAGACTTTGAAATCCCTGAAAACACCTCTTCGCTACCCAGGGGGGAAAAGCAGAGCCCTAAGCAAACTGTTCCAATTCCTCCCAGACCTTTCCCAGGTAAGTGAATACCGCGAACCATTTGTTGGTGGTGGTTCTGTAGCACTAGAAGTTTCTAAGCGTTATCCTAAAATGGATATCTGGATCAATGATTTGTATGAACCTCTCTACAATTTCTGGTGCGAACTACGAGATCATGGACAACAACTCCGAGACGAACTGGTCCAACTTAAACACAGACATATCGATAGGGTATCAGCAAAAAATCTATTCCTTGACGCCAAAGGATATCTTGAGCGACCTGTGGACGACACTGAAAATTTCCACCGTGCTGTTTCCTTCTATATTGTTAATAAGTGTTCTTTCTCGGGTCTTACTGAATCCAGTTCATTCTCGCCACAAGCAAGTGACAGCAACTTCTCCTTCAGTGGAATTGACCGATTGTCAGAATACCAAAAACTAATTGCTAACTGGAAAATCACTAACCTAAGTTATGAAGAGCTCCTCACCGATAACCGAAAAGTATTCACCTACCTTGATCCCCCCTACGAAATCGGATCTAACCTTTACGGTCGTCGCGGGTCAATGCACAAGTCCTTCGACCATGATCAGTTTGCTCTCGACTGCGATCGTTTTGTTAGTCCTCAACTTATTTCTTACAATTCGTCGCAACTGATCCGAGACCGTTTCAAGGAGTGGACAGCTGCTGAATTTGCACACACTTACACCATGCGCTCCGTAGGGAGTTATAATACAGATCAAGCGTCTCGCAAGGAACTCGTCCTTACTAACTATGAAATGTGAAGTTACTCTCTACGTTGCTGGCAAGGTCTTCAAGGAAGAAGTCTATGCTCGTGACTACCAAGAAGCACGGGAAGTTGCCCTTGCTCGCAATCCTAATGCAAAAGTTATGGGGGTTACAGCGAAGTTCTAATGAATATATTTGTCACACATGAATTCCCAGCAGAGAGTGCTGTAGTTCTACCTGATAAACACATTGTCAAGATGCCACTAGAGTGCTGTCAAATGCTGTCTATCGTGGCATCAGACAAGTGGGGTCATGGTTATGGCACTCTTCCTAGAGCAGATGGTCAACCCTATGCTACTGAGAAGGGTGCGTTTCGTAATCATCCTTGTACAGTCTGGGCACGAGAAAGTATCCACAATGCATATTGGTTGATCAAGCATGGTATGAATTTGTGCGACGAATATACACTTCGTTATAACAAACATCATACATGCTATAATACTTTATTACATGCTTACTATCTTTTTCCTAAAGGTAAGATTACTGAGCACACACCATTTGTTCGTGCTATGCCTGACGAGTATAAGTTTGATATGAATATTACAACTTTCGATGCTTACAAAATGTATATTGCATCAAAACCCTGGGTAGCAGATAACTACCTCCGTATGCCTAATCGTAAACCAGAGTGGGTGTAATGTGGAGAATTTGGGCAAAAGCACTAGGTGAAAAGTATGGACGCACAGACAGAGAGGCTGATACTATTGCTGGCATACGCACCTTTATTTTTATTTCTTACTTGGTTACCAACCTTTTTATTATTAGTGGAGTGATTAGACACTGGAATGACGTACCAACTCAAAGACTACCTGTACAGCATCAATCAATCTAAGAAGAATATTCTCGATGGTAATGCTGATGCTGAGCGAGGTTATCCTCCTTTCATTGTTAATAAGTGCCTCTCTGGTTTTACGGATACTATCTTGTTTGCCAATGAGATGAATAAGTATAACTTCCTTGATAAGAAGTTACAATACGATTTTTTTATAAATAGTTTGAAACCTAGGAAGAGATTTTCTCCCTGGTTACGAAAAGAAACTCTTGAGCATCTTGATTTGGTGAAGGAGTATTATGGTTACAGTCATAATAAAGCTATATCCGCTTTGAGAATTCTCACGACATCTGATCTTGAAAAAATAAAGAAACTATTATATAAAGGTGGTAAAACAAAATGAGCACAGATATTGAAATTCAGTGGCAACCATCTGATATGCTTGAAGTCAATCTGGCAGAACCAGATGACTTCTTAAAAGTTCGTGAGACGCTCACTCGTATCGGTGTAGCATCCCGAAAAGAAAAAAAGTTATATCAGTCTTGTCACATTCTTCATAAGCAGGGTAGATATTACATCGTTCATTTCAAAGAGTTGTTTGCTCTTGATGGAAAGAAAACTAATCTTTCATTGAATGATATTCAGCGTCGTAATCGTATTGCAAAACTTTTATTCGATTGGGGATTGATTACGATTGTAGATGAAGCACGAACGGAAGATGTTGCTCCTCTCAATCAGATCAAAGTTCTCTCATTCAAAGAGAAGGACGATTGGACACTCGAAAGCAAGTACAACATCGGTCGAAAGAAGCAAGAAGCAGAATAAACCGAATATAAATGTGCGGGGTTCAACACCCCGCTTTTTTATGTCTAGTTATAATTAGTAGTGGATGCCGAATGGGTCCAAAAACTAAACTCGCTTAAATATAAGGAGATAACAATGACAAAATTCACTTGGGATATTTACTCCCCCCACTTTGTAGGTCTGGATGACGTTTTTCATCGATTAGATTCGATGACGCATCATAACAAAAACTATCCGCCCTACAATTTAATCAAGCATGATAATAGTAACTTTGAAATTGAAGTCGCTCTTGCAGGATTTAAAAAAGAAGAGATTGAAGTATCTACTGAATCAAACATTCTCCGAGTTGCCAGCAACTCTGCAGGATCGGATCTTAAAGTTGAGTATCTCCACAAAGGAGTGTCCAAAAGATCATTTGTCAGCACTTGGCAGCTCGGTGACGATGTTAGAGTTGTGGATGTAGATTTTGAAGATGGTCTTCTCAGGATCAATCTAGAGAGAACTGTTCCTGATCACATGAAGAAAATCACCTACGAGGTCAAATAAATAAGTGTCATGGGGGCAGTTTGCCCCCATCTTTTTTTATGCTATAATATATCGGAGTACATATAGACTTATGGAAAGAGCATCGATTGTCGTTATGAAAACAGGTGAGCAAATTATTTGCGAACTGAAAGAAGCATTTGAGGGAGAGGGTGATGAGCGTAAGGGTGTCTGCCTGGTAATGATCCATCCCTACATTCTGGAACTTGTCCAGGTAAGCAATGTAGAAAATCCTGAGCAGGATCTCCAGGTCAAGTTCAGCAAGTGGATCCCCTACGCTGTGGACACCCAGTACAAAATTCCTTATGATGTGGTAACTGCCATTGGAACCCCTGACAGCGGTCTTGAGAGAGCGTATGCAGCGAAGGTTGAAGCAGTCACTGCTGTACCCCCTGAGCAGATCCAGCAGGCATCTGAGGAGGCAGCAGCGATCAATCCTGAGGTGATCAGTCCTGATGGATCTTCTATCAACATCCAGGAGCAGCAGCGAGCGGTTGAGGAAGCTATTGGCATGTCCAACAAAGGTGTGGTATGATAAAACTGCTGCGATTTGACGGTTACTGGTTGGTTGCAGACATTGATGAGATCCCTGAAACTGAGTTCGGGGATCCCGACTGTACATTAAATGCTCCCTGTGAGGTAACCGAGGATGGTCTAGTCCCATTCCCACCATTCACCGATGAGAAACAACTTGCTGTTCGTTCAGCAAACATCTCTCTCATTGCTGAACCTGATGCCACAACGTTGGCACTTTATTATGATCTAATCAAACCTGATCCTGAATGAAATTTTACACTAGTGTTGAACAGTCTGGAAACTATATTCATGTGCGTGGATATGAACACGACAGAGAATTCAAAAACCGAGTATCCTTCAACCCAACACTATTTCTGCCATCCAAGAAACCATCTGAGTGGAAAACACTGGATGGCAGAAACGTTCGTCCAGTAAAGCAAGGTTCTATTTCTGATGCAAAGAAGTTTATCGAGACCCACAAGGATCTCGATGATTTTGAAATTTGTGGTCAGACGCGATATCTAAATCAATATATTTCTGAAGAGTATCCTGACGAAGAACTAAAGTTCAACCCTGGTCTCATTCGAGTATTCACTCTTGATATCGAGACTGCTGCTGAGAATGGTTTCCCTGACATTGAAAGTGCTGACCAAGAAATCCTCCTAATCAGTATTAAAGATAGTCGCAGTGGTAGGGTTACTGTGTTTGGGTCTAGACCTTTTGACAACATCCATAAGGATGTGGACTACATGGAGTTCAACACCGAAGTCGGTTTGTTGAAAGCATTCTTGAACTGGTGGATGGCAAACTGTCCTGATGTTATCACTGGATGGAATGTCCAACTGTTCGATATTCCATATATTCTCAAGCGCATCTCCAGGGTTATTGGAGATAAAGAAGCAAAACTAATTTCTCCGTGGAAGTCTATTCTTGCTCGTGAGATTTATATTAAAGGTCGTAAGCAGTTTGCCTACGATATTAGTGGTATTGCTTGCTTGGATTACTTGGAACTGTATAAGAAATTTACTTATACAAACCAAGAGAGTTATCGTCTGGATCATATCGCCAGTGTCGAACTTGGCACAAAGAAACTTGATCACAGTGAATACGATACTTTCAAAGAGTTCTATACAAAAAACTGGCAGAAGTTTGTAGAGTACAACATCATTGACGTTCGTCTGGTTGACCAGTTGGATGACAAGATGAAGTTGCTAGAACTCGCATTCACCATGGCATATGACGCCAAGGTGAACTACGAAGATGTATTCTCCCAGGTTAGGATGTGGGATAATTACATTTACGTTGAACTACTGAAACGTAAGATTGCTATTCCACCAAAGAAAGAGGCTACGAAAGATGCAAAATACGCAGGCGCATACGTTAAGGAACCCATTCCAGGGTTTTATGATTGGGTTGTCTCTTTTGATCTTAACTCCCTGTATCCTCATCTCATTATGCAGTACAATATATCGCCCGAGACGCTGCTTGATGAGAGACACCCCAAAGCAACCGTAGATGGTTTCCTTCAGAAGGAAGTAGATATCGATGGTGAGTATGCTGTGTGTGCCAATGGCGCACAGTATCGCAAGGATGTTCACGGGTTTCTTCCTCAAATGATGAAGAAGATGTATGACCAACGTGTCATCTATAAGAAACGTATGCTTGCTGCAAAGCAAGAATACGAAAAGAAACCATCTGTAGAATTGATGAAAGAGATTGCCCGCTGTAATAACATTCAGATGGCAAAAAAGATCTCCCTCAACTCTGCCTATGGTGCTATCGGTAATGAACACTTCAGATACTATCGTCTTGCCAATGCCGAGGCGATCACTCTGTCTGGTCAGCTCTCGATCCGCTGGATTGAGAACAAGATGAACGGGTATCTAAATAAACTTTTGTCTACAGAGGAAGTTGATTATGTTATCGCATCCGACACTGACAGTATCTATCTTAACCTTGGACCTCTTGTTGCTAAATTCTTTAGTAATAAGTCTGGCGATAAAGCAGCGATTGTTTCCATACTTGACAAGATCTGTCAGGAGAAGTTGGAACCTTTCATCGAATCCAGTTATCAGGAACTTGCGGATTACGTTTCGGCATATGACCAAAAGATGCAGATGAAGCGTGAGAATATCGCTGACCGTGGTATCTGGACTGCGAAGAAGCGTTACATTCTCAACGTATGGGACAGTGAGGGTGTCCGATATAAAGAACCAAAGATGAAGATCATGGGTCTTGAGACTGCACGATCTTCTACTCCTGCTTACTACAGAGGAAAACTGAAAGAAGCATTTAAGATTATCATCACTCAAACTAATGAGGATGTAATCAAGTTCATTGAAGATGTGAAGGAGGACAGTAAGCAGCAAGACTATATGAATATCGCATTTCCTCGCGGTTGCAATGGTCTTTCCAAATACAAGAGTACCTCCCATATCTATAGCAAAGGAACTCCCATCCATGTTCGGGGAGCACTTTTGTACAACCATTATGTACAGAAGAAAAAGATCTCTAACAAGTATCCTTTGATCCAGGAGGGCGAGAAGATTAAGTTTATCTATCTCAAGTCTCCTAATCCTATCCAGGAAAACTGTATTTCATTCTTCAGTGAAATCCCCTCAGAACTCAACCTAGAGAAGTACATCGACTATACCAAACAATTTGAAAAGTCTTTTCTTGAACCTATCAAGAATGTGCTAGAATGTGTCGGTTGGAACTGGGAACACAAAATCTCTCTACTATCATTTTTTTAATATGAATTTTCTATCACAAGTAATTAAGGACAGCAAAAATGAATTTGCTAGCTTTGCCAGCGATGGAATTGCTGCTGGTGATGTTGAAACTTTTGTTGATACTGGGTCTTATATTTTTAATGCCCTTGTTAGCGGTGATCTGCGCGGAGGCATTCCCTCGAATAAGATCACGGCTCTGGCTGGAGAGAGCGGCACAGGAAAGACTTTCTTTTGTCTTTCTATCGTTCGTAATTTCCTCGACACTGATCCTGATGCTGGCGTCATTTACTTTGAAACTGAGTCTGCCATTAGTAAGAACATGATTGAGAGTAGAGGCATTGATAGTAGTCGATTGATTATCATGCCTGTGAATACTATTGAGGAGTTCCGCACTCAATCTGTCAGGATCATCGACAAATATATGGAACAAAACACAGAGAATCGTAAACCTCTCATGTTTGTCCTAGATAGTCTAGGTATGCTTGCCACCAACAAAGAAGTTGTCGATGCGTCTAACGACAAGAACGTCCGAGACATGACCAAGGCTCAACTTGTTAAATCAGTCTTTAGGATCTTGACATTGAAGATGGGCAAGGCTAATATACCAATGATCGTTACTAATCACACCTATGATGTCGTCGGCGCTTACGTTCCTACAAAAGAAATGGGAGGAGGAAGTGGTCTCAAGTATTCCGCCTCTACAATCGTTTATCTCGGAAAGAAAAAAGAAAAGGATGGAACAGATCTCATCGGAAACATTATCAAATGCGAGGCTAAGAAGTCTCGTCTGACCCGAGAGGGTTCTAAAATTGAAACACGCTTGTTCTTTGACGAGCGTGGTCTGGAGCGTCACTACGGTCTGCTGGAGTTAGGCGAGAGAGCAGGGATGTGGAAGAACGTTGCAGGTCGTTACGAAATTGACGGCAAAAAACTTTATGCAAAACAGATCCTTGCTGACCCAGACAAATACTTTACAGAAGATATTATTGATCTTTTGAACGAGCAGGCAAATAAAGAATTTTTGTATGGGGTAGCAGATGGAGACGATTGAACTAACAATTCTTAGAAATCTTTTGATCAATGAGGACTACTATAGAAAGGTAGTCCCCTTTGTCAAACCTGATTACTTTGAACAACATCATGAACGTGTTATTTACGAAGAGGTGTGGGACTTCGCTAGTAACTATGAAACTGTTCCCACCGCAGAAGTTCTTATTATCAATCTCCAAAATAGAAAAGATTTAAATGAGGAAACTTACCAGAGTGCTGTTAAAACTCTTAAGTCGTTTGAAGAGATCCCTGTTGAGTACAATTGGTTACTCGACACGACGGAAAAGTGGTGCAAGGACAGAGCAATCTATCTTGCTCTACTCGAATCCATCAAGATTGCGGATGGAGGTGAACAGAAAGTATCAAAGGATGCGATCCCAGCAATCCTACAGGAGGCCCTGGCAGTATCGTTCGATGAACACGTCGGACACGACTATGTAGAAAACGCCGAAAATCGCTATGATTTTTACCACAAGAGGGAAGAAAAGATCCCATTCGACATCGAGAAGCTTAACCTCATTACAAAGGGCGGTCTGCCAAACAAAACTCTCAATGTTGCTCTTGCTGGAACTGGTGTTGGCAAGTCTCTTTTTATGTGTCATTGCGCCGCTGCTGCTCTTTCGCAGGGTAAGAATGTTTTGTACATTACTCTTGAGATGGCAGAGGAAAAGATTGCAGAAAGGATTGACGCAAATCTACTCAATGTCAACATCAAAGATATTGTTGGATTACCAGAGCAAATATTTACATCAAAGATTAAAGACATCGGACGAAAAACAGAAGGTCGTCTCATTATTAAAGAATACCCAACAGCATCTGCACATGCTGGACATTTTAAAGCACTAATTAATGAACTACAATTAAAGAAGACTTTTGCTCCTGATATTGTATTCATTGATTATTTGAACATCTGTGCATCATCACGATATAAAGGACACATTGTAAACAGTTATACCTATGTCAAAGCGATTGCTGAAGAACTTCGTGGTTTTGCTGTCGAAAACGATGTTCCAATTGTCACGGCTACACAAACTACTCGTTCTGGTTTTGGCAGCACTGACGTTGACCTTACTGATACTTCTGAATCATTTGGTCTTCCTGCCACTGCTGATTTTATGTTTGCTCTCATATCCACTGAAGAACTTGAGCAATCGGGTAGAATTATGGTCAAGCAACTTAAAAACCGATACAACGATGCTGCCTACTATCGCCGTTTCACGGTGGGGATTGACAGGGCGAAGATGAAGTTGTATAATGTTGACGATGAAGATGCATCCGATCCCCTGATCGATCAACAGGAAGAAGAAACATTTGACTATCTACAAGATGTTTCTGACAAACAATCCCGTATGAGTAAATTTCAAAACTTTGTTGTCTAATTATGTCTAAAGTAAATTTTGACCGTTATCAAGAATTTGTATCTGCAGTTACGTCAGATGCTTCTACAAACTTTGTTGACTTCGCTGATAGGATTGGCGAGCTTGATCGTCAGGGTGCCAATATTGAGCGTCTCCTTACTAGTGGTGTTGGGATTAATGCTGAAGGTGGTGAGTTCCTTGAGATCATTAAGAAGATGGTCTTCCAAGGAAAACCTTGGAACGAAGACAACAGGGAGCACCTGATCATTGAACTTGGTGACGTGATGTGGTATGTCGCTCAGGCATGTATGGCACTGGAAGTATCATTTGATGATGTTATCGAAACCAATGTAAACAAACTTAAAAAACGTTATCCAGGAGGAGAGTTCGATGTCTTCAAGTCAGAAAACAGAGCGGCGGGTGACCGATAAGATGTATCATATCTACGATGAGAATGGTGTTATAGCTCATTCTTTGACAGAGGAGGACTTTGACCTCTTCTATGATGCAACTAAATATGAGTGTGAAGAATGCGAAGTAAATAAAACCGAGGACGCATCTTACTAATGTATTCATTATGGATTCATGTGGTAGCATTCTTCCACGTTGTAGTGATGAATTGTATTCAACCAGTCAACTGGAAGTATTGCTATCGGGTGGACCAGTGGTTGATCCCAGATCTTGTAGAAGGATATGAGATCTGGACACAACAAAAACATCCTTATCAAAATGAAAAGGATTATCTAAGGAAGAGTGGTCGAGTGGTTGATGGCACTGGTCTTGAAAACCAGCAACGTTAGTAGCGTTCGTGGGTTCAAATCCCACCTCTTCCGTTTACTATTAAATTAAATGAAAGTAACTTTTGTCAATAATCCCACTCCACATCTTCTTTTAGAGGATGTTTACAGTGAGGATCAACTTTCTATTTTGTGGAAAGAAATTGAAATCTTAACTCCAAGTCTAGATCCTCCATCTGAGACAGGATCTGCTTGGCATGAAGATGATGAGCAGACTTTGAAGAAACAAAATGAAGGTTTGTTTCTATACAATGTTTATAACAGGCGAGATGTTTCTCCTATAATTTCTATCACAGAGCAGATTTTATTCAAAGACATGGCAGAGCATGTTGATGAAAACAATTGGATCACCAAAGTATACAAAGCGTGTAATTGGAATACTTTGCTTCTAAGTTACTATCAAAATAATCATTACTACGAACCACATACAGATCTATCTACATTGACATGTCTGATCTGGTTGTGGAAAGAACCAAAGAAATTTAGTGGTGGCAATCTAACGCTTACTAATTACGATCACACTATCGAGTGTAAAAATAATACAGGTATTATTTTCTTTGGTGGTGAAGAACATGCTGTAGATAATGTCACTCTAGATGAAGAGTACAACAATCAGAACCTTGGACGCTATACTATTTCTACATTTATGGGCACTGGACGCGCCGACTAAATATTTTTGTAGGAAATTGTAGACATGGCATACAGTATAAGACCAACTAGTGCTGAAGAATTGTCACGTAGTTTGGGTGCGTATGCTCCTACAAAACATGCTGACATTTTAAGTCTGTATAATTATTTGACTAGAACTTATAGAGGAGTTTCTAATCCTCTAATCTTGAATGATAGAAATGGTGGCAACGCTGTCAAGGTCCATCCAGCAGTTCTACAGAGTGACAGTAGATTGGATGTATCTGATGTTAGAAATGCGGGTAGAACACTGGCACGAGCTGCTGGTGTGACACTCAACGTACTGTTCGGTGTGGGCAGTTCAGGTGGCAGGGGTCCAGGTTATAATATGGGTAATGCTGCTGAGGGCGTCCTTGCCGCTGCTATTGCTGCTCGCTTCATCAATAAAGAAAAACGTATCAATAATAATGATGTCCTGCGTGTGCTCACCGAAATGAGCAGGCATCTCACACGAACTGGTAACAGTACAGAACATACATTCAAATCAAGGAACTTCAAGACGAGTAGAGAAACCAAGATTGTTCCTGATGACGATGTTAGAGTTTTAATTAATTTGTCTCCTGTCAACATGCGACTGGTGTTTGCTGACACTTTGTTGGAAGGAGATGATAGAGCACAGGGTATTTTTGATAGGAACCAGATCATCGGACCTTGTGTACAGTATGCTAACTCCCGAGAGATATCTCAACTAGCAAATGTTATGTACTACAATCGTGTCAAAGATACGATTGAAGTTCTTGCTGACGGTATTGGAGGAGAACTTACTACCAAGGTTGATGTATATCTTCTCATCAATGGACAGAAGTCTATTACTGTTCCAGCAAACTATAGGATGGGAACTACTCACACACTGAACATCACTCAAATTTCTTTGAAGCGAGAGGTAGATCAGTTTGCTCAAGTTGGTGGGTGGGATATAGAAACTGCTCAAAGCTTCTGGGGTCTTATTTTAAACGAAGATATTAGAAATAGTCAGCAGGTTCAGAACATCTATGCCAAACATGCTGATGAGCAATATCCCACAACAAAACATCATGCTGCTGCAGTGATGGCAGAAGTTTATACCTGGGCAAACCAAAGACTACAAAGCAAACTTAATAATGCGACATGGAAAACTCATTTTGTAAATACTCTGGATGAATTTGCTACCAAGAATGAGGAGAATGTCAAACTAGTTGAAATCATTGGTAGTGGATATGAGAAGTATGATTTCAGTAAACTCCATGTTGCATTGAACGGTCGCAGAGATCTGGAAGTGCCATCTAATCTGACATTGCAGTCTAGGGTTGCAATGTCTAGACCAGACAATGCTAATAGTTCTCCACTTCCAACAGTTTTTATTGAAGCAGTAAATTCAAATGACAATAAAACTTACAGGTTTTTGAAACTTAGACATAAGATTGAGTGGAGTGGAACTGCTATTCGTAACTACGTTGAGAAACAACCAGGACTTGCGGAGTACATTGCAGGACAATGAGTAAGAATACACACTTAGAACACTTAGAAGATAGTATCCTCCTTGACGGTATCAACGGTGCCAAGGATGCATTCAAGTTTTTAGATCAACTGGCAAAAACTTTTTCAGGTACATCTGGTAACAACTTCAAAATTACTACGAAATGGGATGGTGCTCCTGCAATTTTCTGTGGCATTTATCCTGGTACAGATAAGTTTTTTGTCGGTACAAAATCTGTCTTCAATAAAGATGCAAAGATCAACTTTACTGATGATGATATTGATGTCAATCATGGTCACGCTCCTGGTCTAGTATCTAAACTGAAAGCGGCTCTTAAGTATTTTCCTTCTCTTGGCATTCAAGGAGTTGCTCAGGGAGATCTTTTATTTACTGATGATAAGAAAATACAAATCATTGGTGGTAAGAATTGCATAACTTTCCAACCAAATACAATTACCTATTGTATTTCTGATGATAATGATCTACACGCTCAGGCAAAAAAAGCAAAGATTGGAGTAGTTTTCCACACAGCATATAAAGGAAGTGACATTAGTTCTATGAATGCTTCTTTTGGGTATGATATTAGCAAGTTGGAAAAATCAAATGATGTGCTAGTGCTTAGTGCAGAAACTTCTCATCTTGGGAAAGATACTTTACTTACAGAACAAGAATATGTAGTTCTTGGAAGGTTGAAAAAACAAAGTCCAAATCATTTGAGGAAAGCAGGAGCATTCCTTAACGAAGTTGCTGATCAGATTGTCAAGAAAGATCAACTAACAATTGGACCTAGACTAAAAATCTTCTTCAATGCATATGTCCGCCAGGGTAAGACTGTTCCATCTGCTGCAAAGTTCTATGCAGAGTTTACTGAATATTTTACTAACGAATGTCAGAAAGCAGTAGATAAGGTCAAGACGCCGAAAGCGAAGAGCACCAAGAAAAAGAAAATGTATGACGGTCTTGATTTTATCGAGAAGCACAAAGATGCACTCCATAGCACAGTCGAACTATATAAGATACTGCAAGAAGCTAAACTGGTCTTTATCAGAAAACTTGAGAAGGGCGAAAGGATTGGAACATATCTGAAGACCGAGGATGGTTATGAAATTACAGCACCAGAAGGTTATGTTGCCATCAGTGATGGAACTAATGCAGTAAAACTGGTTGATCGATTGTCATTCAGTGTGGCGAACTTCAACGTATCTAAGGACTGGGTATCTGGAGACAAATGAGAAAGATTGTTCTAGCATTCGGGAGAATGAACCCTCCCACTATTGGTCACGAAAAACTAATCAAAATTTGTGCCGATGTTGCTAGGCAAAATAATTGCGACTACCAAATTTATTTGAGTAATAGCAATGACAAAAAGAAGAACCCTCTAGATCCACAGACAAAGATCAAGTTAGTGAAGAAAATGTTTCCCACTTATGCTGATCATATTCATGTGGATAGAACAGTATCTAATCCATTCAAATTATTAGCAATGTTCAATGGAGAATATGATGATGTAATTTGGGTTGCGGGTGGCGAAGATGCTGCTAATTATGATAGAAGTTTTCATAATCATATGAAAACAGAAGCACCAGACTTTTTCTTCAGATCTCTAGTTATTCACAGTTCTGGAGAGAGAAGTGCAGATGCCGAAGGCGCAACTGGTATGTCAGGTACAAAGATGAGAAATTTTGCTTTGCAATCAGATTTTAATAGTTTCCGTTCAGGTATGCCAACAACAATTAGTGATAGAGAATGTAGATCCGTGATGAAAAAAATCCAAGATTATATGCTATGAAGAATTTTAAGAGACTACGAGAAGAAGCACTTCGTCAGCAGCAGAGACATGACGAAGTATTCAGGGAAGGTGATAGTGTTATGTCTGCTCGTACAGGTATAAAAGGAACTATTCATAGAGTAGGTGGAAACTATGCCATTGTTATTTCTGAAGAGGGAGAAATGTTCCGCGAATGGATGAAGAACATCCGTGCTATAAATAAAGAAAGGAAACAAGTATAGTGTTTAAAGGATGAATAAGCAGCAACCAACGACCAGTGTGCGTCATAATGACGCATTCTCTCAAGGATTGATGTCTTCATACACTCGTTGGATGGGTGGTGAGGGATTTCAGGGATCCACTCTTTCCGAGGAAAGCATTCCTTCCTTAGAGAAAAAAGAAACCAAGGATGATTTCTCGCAAAAAGATCCAAAAGCAAAAGCAGGTGCTCCAGATCCCGCTACCAACCTCCGCGCAGGTCTAGGTGTTAAGCAGTCCCATGGCGCAGAGATTAGAGATACCACAAAGGTGGTTGCTCGTGAAGAGTATGGTAAGAAAAAGAAGTGTCCTGAGTGTGGTGGAAAGGGTTGCTCCCACTGTGGTGGTGATGGATATCATTCCATGAAAAAAGAAGCACTATCATTTGAACTTAATGGTGTTGAGTACGTCTTTGAAGAGGAAACTCTAGAAGAAGGTAGCATGAAGCAAGCACGTAAGAATGTTGGTGCTTCTACCTGCTGGAAGGGTTACACGGCGAAGGGCACTAAGATGAAGAATGGTAAGTCCGTTCCTAATTGCGTCAAAGAATACTTTGAAAAAGATAAAGACGGCAAGATGGTGAAGAAGCACAACTGTGCTAAAAAAGTTAAGAAGGAAGGACTTGAGTATAATGTTGTTCCTGGTGAACACACCATGCTAGAAGATGGAACTGTCACTCACTATGATATTGTGAGAGAAAATGAAATTATTCATAACGTTCCTGTCAACGAACTTGAGATCATGATCAGTGAAGTTCATGAGCACGTTGTAAACGATGACAAGAACAGAGAAGTTCTTGGTGAAAAGAAACTTGATCCTGTTGGTAAAGCAGACGCTGATATTGACAATGATGGTGATGTAGATAAGTCTGACAAGTATCTTCACGCTCGCCGCAAGAAGATCAGTAAGATCGTCTCTGCGAAGGGAAAAGCATCAAAAAAGTGAATGAGGAGCACCTAGACGAGGGTGCTCCAAAGAAAAAGAAACCAACGGTAGAAGTTATGCCTGAGGTTCCTACTAAGGCAGGGGACGAATATAGTAAGTCCTTTAAGAGTAATAAAAAGTATATCGAGAAAGCACGCATCCGCTGATAAATAATTCAGCACCCCGTGTATAAAATCATGTTATCCTTTTTACTCCCTATTGCACAAAAGATCATCACTGATGCCGTTGCTAAGATCCCCGATGACGAGGAACTTGGCGAGAAACTAATTGAAGTATGTCTGATTATTCTCAAGAAAGCAGTCAAACTAACAAAGACTGATATGGATGACAGACTTCTTCATAAAGTAGAAGAGGCAATCAAATCTCGTTGATACTCAATAAAATACTTACTTGCGGGGACCTTAGGGTCCCCATTTTTTATAAATACATATTAGAAAACGTACCCGAAGGATATTTCAAATGGCAATCTTAGGAAAGCTTGATGCCAAAGCGATGGGAACCGCAGTTGCCGTTCTGAACGGTGATGCTACGGTAACTACTGCTGGCGATTTTACTGATGCTGCAGATAATAAAATCAATGCTGGAGACATTCTCCGCTTAGATGGTGTAGATTATATTGTAAAGAGCGTAGACAGTGCTACCTCTCTAGAACTTCATACTGCATATGCTGGTTCTGATGCAACTATCGCTGCTGGTTCTGCAATCCGCCGTACCGCTCCTAAAGAAGTTGCCGCATATATCGTCAAAGGTGGCGATAGCAATCCTGGTCAACTCCTTCAGGTAAACCAAGAGGAAGCAGCACTAGACGAGAACCGTTCACGCGGTATCAACGGTCCTGGTTGGTGGATCTACAAGACCCACACCGACGTTGGTGGTAACACCCGTCACAAAGCAGAGTGCATTGCATCCTTCGCTGCAGTTGCCGCAACAACTCTCGACGATACTGATGACGCACTCGTAGCAGACGTTACTTCTACGATCACCATCTCGGCACAACCTGCTGATGTTGGTGCTGCAGCAGATCCATTCACTGGAACCTTTGTTGTTGCAGCAAGTGCATCTACTGGAAGTCTTGTATTCCAATGGCAGCGTCAAACTGCAACTGGAACTCGCTGGGTCAACATCACTGGTTCACTCGATGGTGGTGTTTACAGTGGTCAGACTGGTTCAACCCTTACAGTTACCGCTGCTGCTAAAGCAGACCTCGATGGTTACAAGTTCCGTGTCAAACTAACATCTGACGCTGGTGCAGAGGAAGTAATCTCCGACGCAGCAACCCTAACTTATGCATGATGTAAATGAACTTTGATGAATTGACAAAAGATAACTGGATCTTCTTCGCTATTCGTAACTATAACAATCCATCTTCGGTTACAAAAGAAGACTTTGAAGAAGATCTAAATAGGTTTAAGTACATTAAAAGATTATTCCGTAGGTATGAAACTACGGGTGAACTTAAAACCCATTTGATCCTCAATCATATTATTTTAATGTATAATGTTTTTGATGATGCTGCTACGCCTCTGCTATTTTTCAAAATAGAAGCGTCGTATTGGCCTATCTTAAAAGCGTTTTTGCTTTTCTTAAATAGATTGCCACCAACTTTAGAAGACGAAATAGATCAAGAATGTCTGAAACATCTAAACCTATTGTGAATGAAATGATGGCAGGAGACGGATCAGGTCTCTCAATGCCACCTGCTTTTGTATTTGTTAATCCTAGATCTCACCGTCGCTATAAAAAATCAAATCAAGATAAAGTTGATGGCAGGACAAAAGGAGCAAAACGGATGCTCTCTCGTATCACAACCCGTAGAAAAATGAAAGAACAAGTAGAAGAAACAATTATTTCTGAAGCGGTGCCCTCCGAAACTGAGAGAGCACAGAAGCAGATCGGTCAGATGAAAAAACTGAACCGTGCAAAAGATCTGCAAAAGAAACGCGAAGAAGCAAAGAAAAAGATGCAGTCTAAGACTAAGGAAATGGACACTTTGATGAAGGCTCGTATGCAAGACTTCAAAAAGAAAGCATCTGATCAGACTAAAAAATCACAAATGAAAAACTCTTACGAAATGGAAGGTGAACAAATCATGGAAACTACAAAAACTGATGCACTCGAAGTAGCACTGCAAGTTGCAACTTCCGAACTCAATCCTACTGGTGAAACTGCATTCGCAAAGATCAACTTCAATGATGGATCTGAGCAGAACCTAGACAACTTCTCTGCTAAGCGTATCGCTGCTTGCTATGCTCAACTAGATGAGCCCAAGCAAAACCAGTTCCGTTATATGCTCAATAAGGACGCAGCAACCTTCCAATCTGCTCTCGATTTTGCAGTAAGGAATGTCTAATGGCGTTTGGTCTTCAAAAGTTAGCAGTTTTAGAATCGAAACTTGATATTTATGAAGATCTCTCCAAGGAGATGCTTGACAAACTTGAACGTGCTGTCGGCACTATCTCGGAAAATAGCAATAGGATTGCTATAATCTTGGAGCGTCATGAAGGACGTTTGGAAGAAAGCGAACGGACAGATAAACTCATCATCAAAATGATTGAGGATTTGAAAATTAAGGTGGATAAAGATCACGAAGTAATGCACACTAGAGTTTCTCAGTTGCAGAAGAAAGTGGATGTCAATGCTAAGTTTGTCATTGGCGCTGGTGCTGTTCTCGCTACCCTTGTGGCAGTGTTACAAGTGGTTCCACCTATCATCAAAGTATTGACGCCACAGGCATCCTCTGTTAGTATGACTGCAGTGATGCCTGTTGTTCGTGAGCTTTATTGACACCCAATATATTCAACTAGTCTCTCCTACGTTGCAGAAGTTTGCACGTAAGAAGGACAGTTTGTATAATTTTAGGTGCCCATATTGTGGAGACAGCAAGAAGCATAAGAACAAGTGTCGCGGATATATCTTTAAGGTAAAAAACGACTTTGTATTTAAGTGTCACAACTGTGGTGTTGGAAAAACATTTACAAACTTTCTAAAAGATCAAAGTCCTCATCTCTATGATCAGTATATTCTAGAGAGATACAAGGAAGGACTGACGGGTAAAGGATCACAGACACCAAACCCCAAGTTTGTGTTTGAAAAACCTGTTTTTAAAACCTCAAAGAAGGTTGATCTTGAACCTGTCTCGGAACTAAATAAAGAACATCCTGCCCGAGAATATCTTGAGCAAAGAAAAATTGAAGATCTAAAAAGTTTTTACTACTGTCCAAAATTTAAAGAGTGGACTAACAAACAGAAGAAAACATTTGACACTCTACGTCAAGATAGTCCACGAATTATAATCCCACTAAAGGATAAAGATGGAACCATGTTTGGTTTCCAGGGTAGATCTCTTGCCCCTAAAGCTAAGATTAGATATATTACCATTATGCTTGACGATACCATGCCTAAAGTGTATGGTTTAGATCGTATTGACCCTACCAAAGAAGTATATGTCACAGAAGGACCCTTCGACAGTCATTTCATTAGAAATGCTATTGCTATGTGTGGTAGCGATGTTGACCTTAGCACTTTCGATTATAACTTTGTATACACCTTCGACAACGAACCCAGAAGCAGAGAGATTGTCAATAAAATTGCAAAATCGATCAAGATGGGACGGAAGGTAGTTATCTTTCCCAAGAATATTAAAGAGAAAGACCTGAACGACATGGTTCTCGCTGGACATGACGTTCAATCTCTGGTAGAATGTAACACTTACAGCGGACTAGAATCAACACTTAAACTGAACGAATGGAAAAAAGTATGAGCAGCATCAATGTTAAGAAGCGAGATGGTTCCTTTGAACCGCTTAACCTAGATAAACTTCATAAGATGGTTGAGGAGGCGTGTGAGGGTCTCTCAGGGGTGTCTGAAAGTCAAGTAGAGATCAATTCCAACATCCAATTCTTTGACAATATCACGACCGAAAATATTCAAGAAATTCTAATTCGTTCTGCTTCGGATCTTATCAGTTTGGATTATCCAAACTATCAATTTGTTGCTGCTCGTTTGCTTCTGTTCAGTCTTCGTAAGCAGGTGTTCAATAAGAACGTCTGGAAAGAGGGTATGCCCAGTGTATACGACGTAGCATTATATAATGCTACAGTTAATAAAGTTTACGATGAAGAAATCCTAGATAAGTATAGTGATGAAGATTGGGTCAAAGTTAATAGTTGGATTGATCATGATCGCGACTATCTATTCACTTATGCAGGTCTACGTCAGGTCGTTGACAAGTATCTCGTGCAGGATAGAAGCAGTGGCGAGGTATATGAAACCCCTCAGTATATGTACATGATGGTCGCCCTGACCCTGTTTTGTGATTACCCCCTATCATCAAGGCTCGATTATGTCAGACGATACTACAACGCGATCAGCAAGCACAAAATCAACATTCCCACACCTATCATGGCAGGGGTTAGAACTTCGCTTCGACAATTTGCTAGCTGTGTGCTTGTTGACAGCGATGACACCCTCGATAGTATCTTTACTAGCGATATGGCTATTGGCAGATACGTTGCACAAAGGGCGGGCATCGGTAT